CCCCCACCCCCCCCCCCCCCACTTTTTGTACCACCACTTATTTTCAACCCATCACCAACCACCATCTGTTATCCACCTTACATGACACACCCCGCCTCAGGCGAGACGTACGCTCGGTCCCCTGGCATAGACTCAACGATTTAATCACAGAGATCCATAACCAAGACCGATCATTACAAAATGACTTCCTGTATTTTTAACCCGGCCCAGACTACGATTGCATGCACCTTGAAAAACTTGTACTTCGGTACACCTCTACCGCTCGACATCAAGAGCGAGACCAATTGCCTCTTTAGAGGCTTTTGGATCAACAGAGGATTCGTCTGCTATAAGCAGAATTCCACGCCCAACAAAATCTCGGCATTGGAATTCTTAGCTAAAGCTGAGGAATCTAGAATCTCACTAGGATACTTGACTTACGACGCAAAACATCTTAAAGGATATGACTTCGATGAGGAAAGCGCTTTTGGCAAAAGCATGCACTTTCCTCTTTTGAGCAATATTCTCACCATCAATAAAGACTTTATTGACGTCACAACTCAGGACCAATTTGTCCACGCATTTCTTCATCTCGATGAACTGTGGACAGAGTGTGGCGAGTACACACCCACCAACATGCTCAACATCATCAATTTCTTTGTCTACCAATTAGTCAAAGAGCGAGATTACAGAGAACACAGGGGTTACTTACATGACCCCCACCACATTTCTCTGCCGATCCGCATTCCTCTAACACCCGAGGAAAAAGCCCAGATCATTCGCGACCTCACAGTCAGCGATACCGACACCGACTTTACCGCTCACAGCGGAATTGCTGGATACCACAACAACGAAGACGGAATCTCATACAACGCCAAAGGTGCTTCTCACAAGGAAGCCCGTAAAGCGTTCACCCGACCTCATATTACCACCAAGCGAGCGCCCATCACCCGCCCCTACATCTACGAACCCAGTTTCGATGTTCCTCCTCAAAAACAAAAAGAGAACACCGACACCAGCGTCCTGCCTGAACAAACAACCCCAAAGTCAGACGCCGGTGAAACCCAACCCAAGATTCGCAAAACTGCAGAACAGCGAAAGCAGCACTACACCCAATCCACTCTTCGGAGTGAGAAATCAGACTACATCGAACGCGATGCTCTTCTGAAACTCAGTGCTGCTAGACGCCTCGCCAACAAGCAAAAAGCGCGCGAAGAATTTATTCGACGCCAACACCGCAAAGCCGACGTTCCAGTCCAATGGTCCAATCCTCTCTTTCAACCAGAGCTGACCTTGGAAGCCCGTCTCCACGGCTACAACAAGCACAACAAGTGCAAACACCGCCTCCGCTACAACAAGATAATCAAACACGAAACTCGTTTTCAGTTTGATTGTGATCACCAGAAGGAGGTCTCCACCGAACCCTTAGACAAGGAAGTTTGTAAAAACTGTCTCTCACCGCGACTCCACACCCGCATCATCAGATCTGAGTGCCTCTGCAGCGTCAAACGCTGCTCATGGTGCTTATTCGACACGTACACATGTGACGATAAAGATCAGATTCGATGCCACTGTGGCTACCGTAACGCAACTGCAGAGATCCAACAGCACGTTCAACGAACAACCAAGAACAAGGTCAATCCTTGGAAGACCAACATCGACCGCGCTAACTTCATGCGCGACCTCAAGAAGAACTACAAGCCAGTACCCAAACAACTCCCTCCAATCAAGGAGAAGGAGATTGTGGTTCTTCCACCACCCGAGGTCGCTGAAGAAGCGAAGCCCCATCCTTCCAGAGTGACTCGCATCGATCGCACGAAGACTAAACTCTCGCTCGATTACGACATCACCGTTCACGGCGGCGTTGCTAGCACAACAGCAACCACCATTGCCACGACTGCAAAACAACTCATCTCCGACATTATGGAGAAGATTGCCAATGCTTTCCAAGCAGTCAAAGATGCATTCAAAGTCAAGATCAGACAGATAGCAAATCGCGCCGTTTACGACGCGTTTTCAAAATTTTTCAACGACCTTTTAACTAAGGTCACTGAAATTTGCCATTCTGTCTGTTTGTGGCTAGAGAATAACATCGGCATGCTACCAGCAGTCTACGTCGTTATACGTGATTTCTTCACCACCACATCGTTTGCCAACACCATTGCTTTCCTGGGCGTCTTCGGATGCTTAGCTCCAGCAGTGGTCAACCAACTTAAGGAACTCTTCGATTGGCTGATTCATCCTGCCTTCTCTGCCCACGGCAAGTTTTCAGACATTCCTGACGGATTCGTTTCCATGGCCACATCTCTCTCACGAGCTCTCAATCTTAAAGTTAACATCAAATACTTTTGGGATTGCCTGCGTAACTTCAACACAGCTGTGTCGAGTTACAGGAACGTCGGACAGATTCTCAGCCACTTTCTTGAGAATCTCCCGTCCTTCTTCAAAGCTGCAGTCCGCAGTGTTGATACCAACATCATGATTGCTCACGAGCTTAAGAAGAAAGATAGCCCGTACACGAAACTGTCAGCTGCCTCTCTTGCCATTACAATGGCCAAGAATGCTGAAGCTACAGACGCAGATCTTCTCCGTCTCAAACTCAACTTTGCAGACAAACGCAAAGAGCTACTCGAGCACATGGAGAAAATGGGAATTCCATACGACCCTCATAGTATTCGATTCATCGATACGCTTGCAAAGGCGGCGATGATGTCCGGTCGGATTGGCAAAGACCTAGAAGAGACTTTCATCATCCGGATCTCAGGATCTGCTGGAACAGGTAAGTCAACCATTGCAACCTCACTACTAGGTTGCGTAGACCCTACTCTCACAAAGAAAGAGATTGAATCTAAAACATTCTTTCGAAATCCTACAGTAGAGTATTGGGATGGTTGCACTCCAGAAAAGATCTTCTGCGTTTACGACGAATTCGGACAAGACCGCAAAGAGGAAGACCTCAAAGAAGCCATGTCATTGATATCTCGAAATCCCTATTCACCACCATTCTCATCAAACTCACCAGAAGACGGCGAGTTTATGGGTTTTAAGGGACAGATAGTCAATTTCAAGGCTATGGTTCTCTGCAGCAATGTAGATGAGCTACACACCATTACGATGAACAGCAACGAAGCCGTCAACAGACGAAAACACGTCATGTTCAAGTTCACCTGGAGAACAACTGACCGCACACCTAAGTCAGATTTTTCCCACTTGACCGTTCACCGACTCAATTGCATCCAAGGCAAAGGCGACTACACTTCAATGTGGTCCGACCATGGCATGGACGGCATCACTAGAATGATGCGCGAAACCAGCACCGCCTACAAGGAGTTCCGTGATCGCATCGACGTGACCGCAGGAGTTCTCGATCGCCTCTTTGAGGCCAGAGCAGAAGCAATGGCAATCCCCAGCACCAAGGGAACCCCCATTCCGGCATCTGTTCCAGGTAATGCCACACAGCCATCCACCAGCTTCAACGCACACGGTGGCTCTGACCTTATGACCGCTGCCGTACAATCCCTCATCCTCGGAGCTACTTTCGGAGCCTGCAGTGGCTATGATAGTTGGCTCGAACTGGCTACAAATACAGTTTGTATGGCCGTCGCCGTAGGAGGAGCCCGCGCCACCTTTTACACGGTTTGCGAGTTCGTCCGATCCTTCATTGATGCCGACTGGACCAAGCGTCTAGCCATGGCAGTGGGAGCTATAGGTGCTTGTTTCCTCTTAGCTGAGGGACTTGCACGCATTCTAGGCTTTCGCAATCATTCTGGAGAGAACAAGGACGGCAACGTCATGACTCGTGTCACACGTGCCCGCGACTTCAACACACACAATGGAGTCGAAGATTTAGAGAAACTTTTCCAAAACCAAGTCTGCACACTGCAGGTAGGTAAGAACTTCACCAATGGCGTCTTTATCAAAGGACGCTTCGCTTTGTTCAACAACCACCTCTTCATCAACCCAGATGAATCAGACAGCATTCTAGTTCCTGAGGGAACCAAATGCATTCTCAGTCTTCCAAATGTTAAGGAACCTTTTTATTTCGATTTCAAGACCACCGACTTCTACCCTATTGAGGGCGAAGACCTTTGTATATATCACTTCCCCAAACAAGTGCAGGCTAAACCCACCATCCTGCGCCATTTGTGGCACGGAGACATAGACCTGACTAACAGAAACGTCATGTCTCTAGTTGCTAACAAAGGACGAGCTTCTACGCGCCACGGCAAGGTTCTTAAAGACCAAGTCGCGGCCCATAGTCAGATGCGCGTCAATGGCAAGATGATGAGGCACTACAACCACAGTTTGTGCATCACCAACATTCCATCCAACTTTGGAGAGTGCGGATCCCCCATCATCGCACTTGATAATCTCATGCAGAGACGCTTCATCGGCGTCAATGTAGGAGGAACCCAGGAAAAATCGCACGTTCTACTAGTCACACACGACATGCTCGATAATCACATCCGTGCCATCGAGGCCCAGCTCGCAGATCCAAACTTCGAGCGGCTAGAACCTTTTGCGGCCCACGCTTCCTGGCGTTTTCCAACTCCCAAGGAGCTTGATGATTGCCCCATCCAAGGAAATATCGCCGTTCATGCTATCACTGAACGAACGATGGTCCCAATGACCAAATCCAAAATAGTACCGTCACCACTCTTCGACAAGATCGAGGAGCACATCACGGAACCGTGCAACCTGCGTCTACCCGGCAAGATGACAGAGAACATGAACAAATACGCACACCCGGCTGACGACTTTGAACAAGAACTCCTCGATGAAGCTTTTGCTAGCATCAAAGAGGAGATCATGGCCGTCCCCACCGTGCGAGTTCACGATACTCTGACTCTTGAGGAGGCTATCAACGGCATTCCAGAAATGCCCTACATCGATGGCCTCGACATGACAACTTCCGCAGGATTCCCGTTCAACTACGATGGAGTTCAAGGACCCAAGAAACAACTCTTCGACTACAACGAAGCTGAAGACAAGTACGTGCCCAAAAGCGTGCTAGCTCGACAACTCGAAATCTTCGAAGACAGGATTAGTAATGGCATTCTGCCCGACTTCCCGTACACCAACACTCTCAAGGACGAGCGCAAGCCCATCTATGATGTCAACAACGGCAAAGTTCGGATGTTTTCCATGAACAACACACCATTGGCCATTCTTATGCGCCAGTACCTGCTACCAACAATCGCCCACTGCTACCAAGCTCGTGAGTCGACGTTCCTCTGCATTGGAATGGATAAATCCAGTCGCGAATGGGACACATTCGTTAGACGCATGCTAGAAGTCGGAAATGAATTCTACGACGCAGACTACAAGCAGTTCGACACTCGAGCTAGCTTGTCAGTGCGTCGCACAGTCAACAAGATATTCATTACCGACAACATGCCAGACAGGGTTAAATTCATAATCCAGTGCTTGCTCGAATACGATTCGCAGGCAGCCCACCAATTCTACAACATGATTCTTCTTCTCAGTTCTGGAACCAGTTCCGGAAGTGTCTTGACAGCACTTATCAACTCGCTGATCAACGAGATGTACATGCGCCTTTGCTGGCTCATCATCTTTAATGGCACTCCCCTTCGGGACCTGTCCAACTACCGACGCCTCGTTAGGACAAAGAATTATGGAGACGACTTGGTCTTCACCGTGGACAAAGCAGTGTCTCGTGTCTTCAACGACGAGTCTATCGCTAACGTCTTGGCTTCTTATAACATCACCATGACTCCAGGCAACAAGCACGGATCATGGGGAGCTAAGACTGTGAATGAATTCACGTTCTTGAAAAACACCACACGTGAGTGGGACGGAATTTACGTACCACTCATGTCCAACTACGCAGAGCCGATCAACTGGATCAAGACCGGCACTCGCTGCGCTTCCCCGGAAGTCGCTTGTGAGGCAAACTGCAATAGCGCCCTTCGCGCAGCATTCTTCCACGGAAGTGATGCCTTCAATGCGTTGCGCAACAAGATCCTCGCGCACCGACCAGAGTACAACCTGATCGGTTTCACTTCTCTTTGGAGAGAGTGGAAAATGCACGGCTCGATTGAGGATGTCGATGGAACCTTTTCCTTCGGCAAACACCAGACGAGTATCGATAAGCTGATGACTTCTTACTTTTAAATCATCACCCATTTATTATTCACCGTATTAATACGAGACTTGCAATAAAATCAGCAACTACATATCATTAGTTAACTTATTATGTGCATTATTATAAATGAATTCCCAATACCGAACCCAAACCTCAACTTTCCAAACCCATGGCATCCTTGATGGCGCGATTGACGCAGTAGCCTCTGAAGTCAAAACCCTCGCAAACGATCTCATACCCGACAATCTTGTTGGAGACCTGTTCGACGTCCTCGACAAACCGCAGCTCGGAGTCCATCCTGAGCCGCTGGTCTACAAGGAGCAGTCCTACATGTCCAACACCCGAAACCTCGACTACGTCGAGGTCCTCACAGCAGACCCGAAAGCCCTCGTTCAATCCGACGACGACATTTTTGGCACGACAGTCAACGAGATGAGCATTCCAGATTTGCTCACCGAGAAGTTCTGTTTGGTTGCCACGATCCCGTGGAAATCGACCGATTCTATTGGAAAGGTCCTTTTCAGCGAGTCCGTGGGACCCATGTCACAATTTCCCATCTCTCTCAACAACACCAAGCCCGACCCAGTCACCCTCCACGACGCTATCGCTTCGCGATTCTCGTTTTGGGCTGGCTCCGTCCGCTACGTCGTCCGAATTGTCGGAACTCAGTTCCACGAAGGCAAACTCAACCTCAATTTTCACCCTGCTCTCTCTCCCGACACCACCGATGCCCTTTCCGCTACCGATTCCGTAACCCAATACACCCTCTCACATTTCGTTCGCAACGGCAAGAACATCATCCCAGTCTCGTGCCCGTACCTTGGCGACACACCGTACAAGCGCGTCTGGTCTGGACAAGTGCTTAACGACAACTACGCCGCCGGTGGAGCTCGCTTCGTGGACTACTTCAGTGGTTCATTCGAAGTTCGAGTTGCCACACAGCTCAACTCCCCCGCGGCTGTTGCCAACAACATCAGCATCCAGATCTTCCGCGCCTTTGGCCCAGACTTCCAACTCGCGATGAACACACCCAACGGCGTGTCCTTCCAGTGGTGGAACAAAGATGACCTCCGCACAGTGGACGACTTCGTCGTTCATTCAGGCACGGCCACCGACGCTCCAGGACTAGGTCAACCAGTTGCTGTCTCCAGCAATATGTCCGGAGTCGTCTTGTCTGAGCAGGAGACACCTTCTGTCATCACTCGCGTTGAGAACCGCACTTCCATCAAAAGCAAGCGAAGTGAGGCTTACAACAACGACAAGGCTTTCACACTCGAGGACATGATCAAGCGTTACAACTTGGTCTCTACAGTGAACTGGTCCGCTACCGACGCTCCGTTCACTCCCTTGGCGACTGGCGTCTTCGACGTCATCACCGATCTCCTCAAGTTGCAGATTGCCTCTGCTCCTTTCGAAAGATTCGAGCGCTTTCGCTGCGATAAGATCAAACTCCGCTTCCAGACGGTTTCCAACCGCTTCGCGTTTGGTGACCTCATTGCTGTTTTCATCCCAACCATGCTACCTCTTGGTGCTCTTCAAGCGCCTGTGGCACCCTTCATTCCGTCTCCCCAATGCCTTACAACCCTCCCCCACGTCTCTCTCGACCCCAACTCAGGCACCGTTGCTACTCTCGAAATCCCCTTCGTCTACAACAAACAATGGATCGACTTGCTCAACGGCGACGTGCTAGGACAACTCATGCTGATTCCTCTCGTTGCCTTTACACCAGGCACCGACGGACCTTCCGACGCCCAGATCCAGATCTTCATGTCGATTGAAGGAGCAGAATTCAAGCAGCCGCGCATTGGTTCCAACGTACCACCGCTCGCTCCGGTCGCGCCACTTCGCGCTTCCGTTCAAAAATTCCACTCCGCACCCTTCGACGTGCATTCTGGTTCTGCTGACGATGTCCCCGATCGCAACACACCAATGTCCAAGTACAAGTTCGAACAGCTCTGCGCGACTGGCGGCATGTGGTCAGACGTCAAGAACACACAGTTCGGTGAGTCTTTCGTGTCCCTCCGCGATCTGTGTAAGAAAACCCAACCTTACTACAGAACCACGACACGCTTCACCTTTGCAGATTTCACTGAGGACGTCCTCGAAGGCACAACGCCTATCGTCGGCAGCTTCCCAGCAGCAAACTTCAACAAGAACTGTGGATCACCGTTCATGGCCAACCACATCAACTTCTGCTCGCAGATGTACCGCCTTTTCCGTGGATCGCTCGGATACAAAGTCCGAGTTCGAGCCTACGCCATTCCAAAAGCCGGCGAGGGAATCACCCCCGCTGTCGGCCCATTGCCACCGTTTACCGTCCGCGCATACGTCACACCCATTGTGTCTGGCGAAGCAGCCGTCCCTGAACAGGACACAGCTTACGCCCTCCCGTCTGTCTTCGATCCCAACATCTCCTGTGTTCCCCCGCTGTCGATGGCTTACGCCTCCGACCGCCAGACTGCAGAATTCAAGATGCCGTGGTTGTCAAACCGCACTTCTTGTCTGATTCCCCAGAATTATGACATTGGTGTGCCCAACAACTACGAATTCGACAATTTCTACACTCCCGGACTGCTCGTTGGTTTCTACATGGAAGGCCTTCCACCTATGGCCGCCCTTGAATCCTACGACCTCCGTGTCAACACCGAGATCGATGTTTACTTCGGCGACGAGACAACTTTTGGCGTCTACACTGGCTACCCACTCGCTTACATCAAACCGAGAACTGGTGGCCATTACGCTACACAACCAGACCAATGGTGGGACGGATACGTACCACCCCTCCTCGCAAACAAAACCCAGCACAATAAGCCCACTACCCCGACAAGGAAACAATAGAACTTATTCTTTATTATTTTTCACATAATAGCTACTTCATGCCATCTTTTATGGCCAAAACTCAAACGAGTCTTCTCTGGATACGAGAACCAACTCTAGTGTTTGAATTTTGTTAGGACCTGATCAGTCATTCACCTTCACTTTCGATCATCTTCACACATCTATATAGCTTCAACTAATTAGTCAACTTAATTGCAAC